TATTTGCATTTCCTAGGGCTGTAGTAATCAGTGCGTAGCATTCAGAGTCAGAGCTATCATAATTTTGAGCTATAAAGCCACGCTTATTTGTTGTAGGTGAAGTAATATCTCCGCTTGCAGTTGTACTTTTAGATGCAGCGGCTGCTAGAAAATCTGACGCGATGGCTTGACCACCCACGTAAGCAGTTCCACCTACGTTGTATTCTACAATGCTTGATGGATCTGCCGATGTCCAGGTACCACCAGTGATTGCAGTATGACTATCAAATCGTCTTAATTCGTAGTATATTGGACCATCTGTACAGAGAATAGATAACATTAGAGGTCTAACAATCCCTCTAACTAGATCTCCATTCATGGAATTTTTAAGTCTAATAGCTACGATAGGTAAAGTACTGCCACCATTTTGAAGTGTTCTTCCGGTTAGGGATGAGTTAGTGTTGAAGGTTAGGCCAGTTTCTACGTAACCTCCCTCACTTATTACAGTTGCGCAGATCTGCTTTAATGTAGCTGTTCCTATTGCGGCGCCAGTATTTCGGATTTCGCACCTTACAGGTAGGCTAGGCTGAGACCAGTATACGTTGCTATCGTAGTTGCTGTGATAAAATTCATGAGCTATAATCCAGTTGCCGTCATGTACAAAGCCTACTCTTACTCTACCTACACCAAGCCATTGAAAGTCCATCATTAAAAGTTGAACTTTAGCGATATCTAAATCCCAGGAACCTAATCGGCCATAATTAGGAGCTTCAGATCCATCACGCAGTAGGCCTGCACCTACAATAGAGGTATCGCAGGTGTCTTGATTCCAATTTGATTGTGTTACAACCACATCTATAGGAGAGCCTGATGTATAGCTTCTCATAACAAAAGCAAGCGTTCCGTCTCCTGATTGTTGAAGAAAGATGCCGTTGCGATCGTCAAAGTATCCAATACGCTTGATAGTATTTTCACGGGATGGACCGAATTGAAAACTCTCTTTAATAAGTTGGCTTTTTCCTGGAAGATAGTGATGATACATTTTGCTTTGATGTATTACAGAGTCGGTAGGACCAGGTCCTACTGATAGGGTGTAGGAACTAGTTAGAATGTCTGTTAGCCCTAGACCGCTGCCGGTGGTCTTAGTTATCATACCAGGATCTTCACCACTGACGTGATAGTAGTCGCCTAGCGTTGTAGGATTAGAAACGCGTGTTCTTCCAAAAGCATCTACATTCCCGCTTGGAGCTATTGCGTTAACAGTACCGGTAACTGTTCCTGATACCAGCCACGGGGAAGTACCTTGGTTTGTGGTTATTTCGTTAGCTACACTAACATTAAGAGTTCCGTTGGTGGAGGATATCTTATTCCCGTATCCATCACTAAGGTTACTGGTGGTTCTTAGTGTTTGAGTTCCAGTAGCTCCAGTATTAAAATCTGCTTGTCCAGTAGTATTTCCTAGCTGTGCAGCGGTTCTAAGAGTGCTGTTTCCTACTGAACCATAGTTTGTATCTACAGTATTTGGAAAGTTGCTAGAGGAGATAGGGCCAGAGATGGTAACTTCTTCAATCGTGATACCAGAAACATTTGCATCAACAAAAATTCTATTTGTAGGAGAGGTTCCTTGTGTATCGATAGTGGCTCTACCAGCAAGAACGTGTTCTCGAAGATGTTTACTATCTAGTATTTGATTACGAGTGCAGACCAGTTCAAGATCTACAGTTTCTCCGGAATCAATATAGAAAATAGGACAATTCGGTATGTCCGCAATTGCTATTTGTACTGGATTACCACTTAAATTTGTAGTGTTTGTAACAAGATAAACGCCCATATGAGTTGCTATGAAATCAATAGAGCGTCTAAGCTAGAGTACTTATGAGTGTTGGATATTTATACTTTATTATGCGCTTTGTAAAGTTCTTCAGCAAAAGCTCTTTTGTGTATGTTTTCATCAGTGAGCCATGCCGTAAGACTCTGCTTACCTACAATCATTTGTACTACCTCAAAGATTACTTCGTAGATACTTTTACCGTCCAGAAAGATTGTATTGTTTTGAATTGAAATGCATTCTTTATTGTTTGCATTTTTTATAACTAGCGCCTCCCTAGTAGCGTCAAATTCGATTAGGTAGTCGCCTACTGGGACTGAGGTGAAGTAGTTAGTGTAATTACCTGATTGAACTTGGTAGGTGCCGCTAGTTGTGGTTGTAGCTCCGTAATAATTGGGAGGAAAAAAGCCAGACATTGTGTGCTCCTATAGATTGGTACTAAGTTTAATTTGTAAGGCAAAGACAATTTTGTGAGGATTAATTAATTTTTTCAAAAACATATTTTAATTTTCCACAATCCCAAACACGCTCTAGTCCATCTAAAGCAGCGTGCTCGCGCTCAGTCATTGAAGGTGGAGTATTAACTACTCGTTTTTGTCTAGATTGTTTAGAAAAAATTTGTCCTGTTGTAATTTTAAAGTAAAAATAATCGGGGCCATGTTTTGTATGCATTTTCCAACCAGCCTTTTCATATCCGTTCCCATTACTAAGTCTAAAGTCGGCCCATGATAGGATAGGACTTTTTAAGTTTAAAAAAGCAAGCTTTGATATCTTTCCTAGAGCTCCTCTTATGGTAATATCATTTTTAGTACAGAATCTAGTAAGAACCCATTCAGTGGAGTTTCTATGATGACGACCAAAAGTGGCTGTCGATACTAGGCTATTGTTGTGATAAATGTTAGCTACGTATTGGGTAGAATTACTATGCCCTTGTATATGAACTTCATCAAGTAGTTTGTGTGCTAGTTTTAATTCTTGCGAACTAGAAGACCATATAACGTTGCAGTCGCGTATATTAAGCTTAATGCTGTTAAGATTTAGAGCGGAAGATAGAAATGAAAGGATTTGTTGTCTTTTATTGTGCCATTCGTGTTCAAAAATATGAATAATTCTAATTCCTAGAGTTTGAAAAAATTCAGTTTTATCAATATGATAAGAGCGAGACTTACAAGATTCAGAATGCCAGAATAGGCCGTTATATTCAATTCCTAACTTAAGTTCAGGAACATAAATATCTATTTCGTAGTTTTGAACTCTATATTTATGAGTGTTTGGATAAAACTGCCTTACCCAATCTAAGATCTCTTGCTCGGCCTTAGATGTAAAAAGCTTTTCAGGATTATCCTCGCACCATTGCTTTAGTCTTAACCTATTCTCAGGAAGTTTTTGAGCATTGTCAACTCCATACCTATCTTGCATGGATTGCTTACTTTTTATTCTTATTGAGGAATTTTGAAAAGGGTAATCGCAACCAAAGATTGCTTGATTTTTACTCTTGATAAGAGCAGTTCCTTCTTGACTAGCGAGAAAGTTAGTGGCTCCATATTTTTGGATATTAGTACTTTTTCTTTTTAAGACAGCGTTAGCAGTAGTTCGCTTAACAGCTTGCGAAATATTGTTGCGTATAGATTCTATTTCGCTTAATTTAGTGGTGCCATACTTTTCAACCATAGTTTGCTGTCTCTTAGAGACAATGTTGCGACCGTCTTTAGACATTTTTTCACGAAGACGTTCTGCGCGGATTTTTTTAAAATTTTGATCTTCATTTTGACGAGCGCGTTGGCCTCCAGCTCTTTTAAAACTGGTCCTACAAGTACCAGGATGTGTTAAGCCCTTACCGTCAAGGATACGTTTTTTAGAAAGCTTATGAGCCTCACCGCAAACAACACATTTAAAATAAACCTCAATAGAGCTGTGTCTTCCTAGAAGGTCGGGGTTTACCTGAAGCTCTTGCAGGCTTTGCTCTTTAAGAATTAAATTTAACCTATCTGCTTCCGATTGATGTGGTAAAAAGTAAGACATACCTATTATCTCCTATTTAGGATAGATATGTTTGAGTACGTCTAGGTCAAAAAAAAAAACGGAGCCGAAGCTCCGTTTTCCTTTGTTTGTAGAAACTTATTTTTAGGTACCAGTTTTAGATGCTGAAGCGACGCCACGGGTGTTAACAACGCTAACTCCCACAATTTCGTTGACGACCCAACCGAGTTTTAGCTGTTTTGGTTCATCAGCTGGAAGAACTTCGATGTCTTGACGAACGGGGAAAACACCTACAAATTCTGGCTCAGCTAGACCGTAAACGGTGCCTTCTGGAACGATTTTAGAGACAACAATGTCTGCGCCCCAGATGTGACCGTAAAGGCCAGTTTGAAGAACTTCGCGGGTGGTTACTGGATCGAAGCCACCATATTGGTTGTTGCTACTGCTACCACCGGCGCGGTATGACCAGCCGAGGATATCAGTAAACTGGGTGATGTTCATGAAGTATTTGGTTGTTACCAAATCATGACGATCAATTTCTTTTTTAATATTGAGAAGGTCAACCATCTCAAGTGTTGTGCTGTTAGCGAACTGACGGCGGGTGTTTTCACCACCTGATGCTTGTGAAGCGTAATCCAAAGCGCCAAAGATGTTTGCATCTTCTTGAGCTTGGATTTCTTGACGAGCTTTTTGTTGAGCACGATCAATAACGTTGAAACGACGACGTTTTACTTCAGCAATGCGAACTGTTGGGTTTGAAACGATTTCAAACTCTGGAACAAGAACGCGGTCGCCTTGGACGCGTGATTCAGGAGCTGAACCATGGGATGAAACGATAACGGCGCTGACGTCGATATCTTTTTCGTAAAGTGGTAGAGCGCCTTGTGGTAGTGGATCTACTACAAGAGCTTTACGACCAACACCCATGTAATCAAGGTTACGACGGATTGGGTTAGCCATTGATTGACCTAGGGCAATTTTACCTTCGGTTGTTTCAAGAGCGCGTTTGAGCATAGCTTCGGATGCTTCGTCACTGTAAGTGCGAACAGAGCCTGTACCAGCATTTGCTGGTTGATTATTTGAAATAGCGTTAGCAAGCCTAACAAGCTGTGAAAGAGCTTCTGCTTTATCGTAGGCATTAAGCTGGCCATTGCGGTCGAACATGGTATTCATAATTTATTTAACTCCTTTAACTATTCTTATTAAGCTTGGTAAACTAGTGCGTAACCGGCTGCTGGAAGAGCAACTGGAGAAACGCGAGAAGCTAGAAGATCTGCTGGATTGCTAACGCGACCCATAAAGGAAACGCGGGAGCCAACACCTGTATTAGCGTCTGTGAGCTTGCCTGCATTAGCACCTGAAGCAACTACATCTAAAGCAGAAGCAGCCTGTGCACCCGAACCAATTGCGTGGGTGTCGGTTAGGTAGTAGCCGCTAGCTTGCCATACAGTAACTTTGCCAGAAGCAAGGTGTGTTGCTGGACCCATAGCAGTAGTACCATATGAACCAACAAGGGTTCCAGGACCGGAAAGTTGTTCGTCAAGAAGACCGTGCATAGCACTTGTGCAGTCGCTAGTACTAGCAGCCTTAACAACTGCTGTATAGCCATCATCGCTATCAGCAGCAATTTGAACAACTAGGCCACCTTCGCCGCCAGCAAAGCTTGGATCGGCTGGGAAAACGCCAGTAGCTGCTCTCTCAGTTGTATAAACGGGAAACAAAGCCATTTTATTGTACCTCCATTAGGATTATAAATCTATCTATCGTATTGCAACTATGGCTATAATTGCACACGCTATAGTTCAGTACTTAGGAATTTATCAATACTTTTAAAAAAACCGGTAAAATTTATTTGGGCTCGCTTTGTAGTCTTTGATTTAAAAGGTCAAAATCTAGATTTTCTAAAAATTTATCTACATATGCTTCTCTGTCTGTCTTGTAGTCAAATGCAAAAGCGTGCTCCCAAACATCCAAAACCATAATTGGTACTTGACCAACTATGTGTCCTATGTGGTGCTCGGTGATCAGAGCGTTTTCTAATCCGTAAATAGGATCGTAAAAAGTAACTACCCATCCATTTCCTGCTGCTAGTGCTGTAGACTTAACATCTTCTAGATATTCTGCTACACTACCCCACTTGTTTTCTACTAGCTCTTTTAGTTTATCTGCAGGATCTTTATTTTCTTTAGTGGCAAGATGTTCAAAGTATAGCTCATGAAGTAGTGCTCCGTTGTAGGGAACTGCTAGTCTTCTTTTATATTCGCTATACTTGCCATAGCTGTATCCATTATCTTCTTTATTTATCTCTGATAACTCTTTTTGGATTCGATTTAAGGCTTTTACATAACCTTCGTATAGCTTTATGTGAGACTCTATGAGTTCGCTGCTTAAATCGCAGTTGTTGGTGTTTTTAAGATTAGAAAAGTCTTGGATTGCTTTAAAGGTGGATGCTGCAAGAAGTTTTATGCTTGTAGTTTTATCAGCAAACTTAATAAGTCTACTGAGAGATAAGATTGCTGATTTATTTGAATATCTCTTCTTAAGATGTTCAGCAAGAGTTGGTGCAACTGCATTTGCTTCTTGCTCCCAGGGAGCCTCTCCCCATACAGTATCGAGTGGCCAATACTCTTTATTCCACTCAATCATTGGACCATCATCTGTTTCTACTGCGATATTCTTCAATTTACCTTTACTAAACTGTAGAGCATGGACAAATTCATGAGCAAGATGGTCCCACTTTTTATCACCTTTATATTTAAAAATATCAAACTTGATCGTAATAATATTGCCGTCCATAGAGCAGTTGGCGAGAGTATTGTCTTCCTTACCAATGCTCGATAGATTGAACTGTATAGCTTGAGAAATTTTAAATCTCTCTTTGAGATACTGTACAGCATCAAAGAGATCTCTTATTTCTTGTTCGGATGGGGGAGAACTTTTAGACAATTCACCAATCCTTTTTTACCATACTTTGTGTACGGATTTTAAACTCTTGAGATTTAGTGGGGTTAGATTGAAGCTTAGTACGCTCCTTACGTCTTTCATTCTCAGTAACAGTAGTAGCCTCAATAGGATGAGAGAGTACAATTGCTTGATACTTTTCAGCCTCTGTAGGTTTAGATTTTTGTGTGCTCATATTCAGGCTCATTCTATTTAGTAGATCCAGGTTGGACCCATACTCCACGATATGCATCATATACAGCTGGAGCAGCTTGTGGAGCAGCTTGTGGAGCAGCTTGTGGAGCAGCTTGTGGAGCAGCTTGTGGAGCAGCTTGTGGAGCAGCTTGTGGAGCAGCTTGTGGAGTAGCTTGTGGAGCAGCTTGTGGAGCAGCTTGTGGAGCAGCTTGTGGAGCAGCTTGTGGAGCAGCTTGTGGAGCAGCTTGTGGAGCAGCTTGTTGTTGTTGTTGCTGAGTTAGGACCTTGCTAGGCAATTTAATTACTTGATTTGGAAAAATCAAATTGGGGTTTTTAATATTATTTAATTTTTGTAGATCTTGCCACTTTAAACCATGCTTTGCAGCAATTCCAGAAAGAGTATCTCCCGGCCTTACAGTATAGCTACTTTCTGAGCTTACTGGAGCAGCTTTTTGTTGTTGTTGGGCTGGAGCTTTCCCTGGAGCATACGGTACTGCATCTTGTTGAGTTGAAGTTTGAGCCATAATGAGCTTTGCTAAAGTATATTTACCTTGATTGTAAAATTGTTTAGCTATACGATATGAAATCTTCACTTAATGCTCCTTAGCAGGTCTAATTCTCATAAACTATCAAAGAGGTCTCTTACTTCTTCTTCTTCTTGTTGATTGAATACATACTTAATTTTCCCGCAATCCCAAACTCGCAAGAGTCCGTCCTGTTCGGCATGTTGTGCTTCTGTCATTCCTACTGGTGTTTTAATTTTATTCTTTTGTCTTGATTGTTTAGAAATTACCTTAGTACCTTTAAAATAAAAATAGTCTGGGGGTAACTTTTTACTAACTACCCAACCTGCCTTCTCGTATCCATTACCGGTACTTAGTCGATAGTTAGCCCAAGAAATTATTGGCGTTTTTAGATTTTGAACTGCTAACTTAGTTACTCTGGATAGAATACCTTGAATAGTAAAATTAGTCTTAGTAGTAAAACGACTCAGAACCCATTCTTGAGAATTTCTATGATGCAGACCAAATGTAGCAGTTGCTACTAGTTCGTCTTTATAATATACATTGGCGGCATATCTTGTAGAGTTCGTGTGCCCTTGAATATGAGTTGCATTAAGAAGGTTGTGTGCCTTTTCAATTTCAGATGGTGCCGAGGACCAAATTATGTGGCATTTTCGAGCACCAATCTTATGTTGATTTTTCTCTAAAGCAGAAAGTAAGAACGATTTTACTTGAGTTTGTTTTTGAAGCCATTCGTGCTCCCAAATGTGTATAACTCGAATACCTTGAGACTGAAAGTATTTGGTTTTATTAAGATGGTAAGTTTTACTTTTATTTATCTCAGAATGCCAAAAAAGACCATTGTATTCAATTCCTAATTTGAGCTCGGGAATGTAAATATCAAGTTCGTGCCCTTGCTGCTTTATTTTAGTGGCTGAAGAATAATATGTCTTAACCCATTCCAGTAGTTCGAGCTCAGACTTAGACTGTCCATTGTAGCCTGGATTTGACTCACACCATGCTTTTAGTTTATTCCGATTTTCTGGAAGTTGACTATGACTAGCGGCCCCATACCTTTGAAGGTTACTCTCCTTTGCTTTTTCCTGAAAAACAGGTAGTTTAGCTGGATGTGCTGTCCCGTATAATTTAATATTAGTCTCTAGCACCTTTTGCCTAATCTCTGGAAGACTAGAAGGATTTTTAGTGCCGTATCTTTCAAGGTTAGTTTTTTCGCGGCGGGCCTTTACCTCAGTCGATTGACATGCGAATTCGGTACCATATTTTTCTAAATTGGTTTTTTTAGCTTTCTCTTTAACTTCGGATGCTTGAAATGAGTTGACTATTCCGTTACCGTATTTTTTCTGTAAAGAGTCTAGTTTCTTAGCTTTAACGTTAGGGTCAAGTGTAGAGCTTTTGACCCCATATTTTTGGAAACACGTCTCTTCTACATATTTAGCTCGCATACAGCCGCATGATTTAGAATTACCAAGCTTAATGTCGGTCTTATAGACGAGCTTGGTCGTGTTGTTGCATGCTGTACATTGACATAAAGCCTGTGCCTTTGAGGTCAGCTCAATTACTTTCCAGTAATTGAATTGATCTCCTATCTTCATTCTTTTATATGTGCGAGACAAAATATACTCCTATAGCCACATGAACATAAGTTCATTACTAACAGAGGTAGAGGGTTGTAGAGCAATTGCAACCATAGGTGAGCCAGTCTCTTGAGCGGTAAGTTTTCCTTCTACATCTACGAATAGGGGGCTGCCTGGTTGGTACACAGTTAGAGTGTCGAAGACGTTGGTGGTAAAAATACCGCGATTGAAATGAATTGAGATTTGACCAGAACCATCGGTAGTATCTGCACCAGGAAAGTCTACAATCTTAAATCGATAGGAAGATATTACCTCAAACCCCATAACTCCTGTTCCAGTATCTTCGTAATTTAGTGGGGTGCCTGCAGGTATTATGAATGTACCCTTTTTAGGGTTAAGTACAATTCCAATGTTGGCAGTGAAGCTACTCTCAATTATGTTAGTCTCTATAAGAGAGCCCATTACGTCGACTGAGCTAACTAAAGTGCCGTTGACATTGGTTGGAGTAGCTGGAACAATCTGGATCTCGTCTATACTAGTTCCAGTAAAAGCTTTGACTTTATTGTCGTCGATAACCCCAATAGGGGGAATGGAGGTTCCGTTGGAGACAGTGATGAATAGTTCACCGTTTATTTCGATGAGGCCTGCGATCTGACCAGCTTCAAAGGTTGCTGAAGGGTCGACTGGTGCTGACCATACTAACGGATTAGCTAGAACTGGGCGTAGTATCATTACTTAATTCCTTAAGGTACTTAGCTTGACCTGCATCGTAGATCTTGAACCATTTCTTTTCAGCTGCATAGTATGCTTCTGATTGTTTGCGTTCATCCATGTTTGCACGACATTGCCTACGATTGAAGGTTCGCTTAAAGTCTGTCCATACAAAGCCAGAAGTATCAATATAAGCTAGCTTAAACCCACATTTTATGTATGATTCTCCTGATGCATATCTAAGATCGCAAAAGCTTTCTACGAGAGAGGGATTATATATTTTTATAACATGATTCAATAATTTAGAGAAACCGCCACGGACGGTTGAGTTCTGTTTACTACAAAATCTCTCGATACTTATTTTATTTTGAATTTTACGAATCGATATTGCGGCAACTAATTCGGCATCTAGAAATAATCCATAACACGAAGCGCCTAGCTTGTTTCCCATTAGGTGGTTTTCATTAAAAAATTTAGAGCTCTCTGATTGAGATAGAGTTTTAATTTTACAAGATCTAGCATTAAGCTTAAGTGTAAGACCAAAATAATTGAGAATAGTAGATTTGATTAGATGTGGTTTAGATTCTAATTCATCAGCTCTGAACTGCATGATTCTTAGGTTGTGTTTTACAAACTCGCTAGCTAAATTAGAGTGGTAGCTTTTATTTAGATTTCTTCTTCCACCTACCGAGTGGTCGTATAATCCGTCTATGTTGATGTATAGGATTTTGCCATTTTTTTCTAAACGAAAATCAGGTCGATAGCTTAAATTAGCCTCTAATGGTTTTTGGTCAAATTTTTGTATGTCACAAAAAACATCCTTAAATAGACTAATGAAGCATGCCTCAGTAGAGTAAATATTGTTCTGGTAGTTGTCGATATATTCTAGAGTTGCAGAGGGGCCAAAGTTAGCATGTATTTTATGTAAAGTGCTAATTGGTACTTGTTTTTGCTTGGCGGCATCGGTTAAGCATTGACCTGAAGGAAGAATTGTTTTGCGATTGTTCGCTATAAGAAATTCTTGGAAATGTTCCGACTGAGAGTGATTTTCGGTGCCGTATCTAGAGAGATTCGTTTTTTTCATTTTATCTTGACATTCCGGCAATTTTGCATAGTTCTCAACTCCGTACTTTGCTAGATTAGTGCTAAGAGTTTTTTGTTTTTTATGCTCTGTTTGAGCAATGTTTTCGACTTGATAGCGTTCTTGAATAGTTTTAGTACGTTTTTCATTTGAGAGCTGTTTTTGCTCTGGAGAATGATTCTGTTGAGATTGAGATATCTTTGCACGAACCGATGAAGATTGTGAGGGGTGAGGATTATTATACTTTAATAAAGAGGTTTGTGTTCTTTTTTGAGTGATCTCATTAAGCTTCAGCTTTCTCTCTTCAGATTGAGCATAGTTCGGTGTACCATATTTTTGGATACATGTTTGTTGAGTAGATTGTAACTTTTGACAACCACAGGAGCTAGAACGACCCAATGCTAGGTTTCTATGAAGAACTTCGCGGTGAGTAGTGTTGCAGCCAGTGCAGAAGCAGAGAGACTTTCTACCTCTTACCTCTACGACTAGCCAGTATCCAAAAAGTGTACCTGAGGTTATTTTACTTTTAGCCATTTTATGGAAATAAAACTATACAGAATAATGTCTGTGTATTAATCTGTGATGGAACGAAGTGTGCGATTGATATGAGATCTTGCGTGTTTGATGGTAGCAGTCTTATCAGTTGGTTGTTCTTCTTCTTTAAAGAATTCAACTCTATCTCTTCCTTTGTTTTTAGCCATGTAGAGAGCTTTATCGGCGTCAGATTCGGTATTGCCTACACCTAAGGAAGCTTTTAAGGGAGTATTATTAAGTTTTTGTTTAAGTTCTTGATCGTCGCCATTATAAAAATTGCCAATGTTCTGATTGTGAATACTTTCTAGAATTCGTTTAGCAATAATTACACCTACACTGACAGTGGCGTCTTCAATATGAACAATAAATTCATCTCCACCATATCTAGAAACACTCGCCTTATCTTTAGAGCGAAGAGCATTTCTAATGCCGTTTGCGGTTGCTAAAATAGCAGCAGTACCTGCGGCATGACCTAGCGCATCGTTTAATTTCTTTAAGCCATCAGAATCTATAAAAATATAGACTCCTTTGTCTTTTTCCCTACTTTGAAACTCTTCTTTATGTTCAAAGCCTGTGAGAAAATCTTGACGAATCTTCTCAAGAAGCTGTCTTATGTAGCTAAGATAAGCCTTCTCTCTATCTGTTTTTGCAAATCTTAGTTCTTGAGGAAGCTCTGGGATCAGATACTTGTGCTCTTGAGCGCTCTTGCTAAATTTTTGATGTAGCGAAATGTTATCACTCTTTTCTTAAGAGAAGTTGCAAGTCGTGAGCGTGCTCTACTTCTTTAGCTAACAGATTTTCTATGTCAATTTTTAGCGCTGAAGATGGTCGACTATCCAGTACTTGGAGGATTTGTTGATATGTCTTAACGGCTTCTTTTTCAAACTTAAGCTGAAGAGCGATGATTTGCTCAATTTCAAGACTTTCAAGGTTCGGAATAGGAAGACGTTTAACTGTAGGTCTATGCCCCATACCAACAATATATCTTTGTAAGAGATCTATATGATCTGCTTCGTCTCCTGCGTGATCAGCAAAGTGATCTGCAATAGGATCTCTTGAAAGCCCCATAAGTAAGGCCTTGTACGCATAGTATAAATCCCACTGTTGGAATTCGGCCATTAAGGCTTCTTGTAAAAGAGGAACTACGTCTTCGTCTTCTTTCATAACAAGTTCTAGATCTATTTCTTTAGTCTCTGGACCCATTACAAGTTGCGCAGTTTTGATCGCTAATCTAGCTATTTGAAATTTCATAAATCTCCCTTTAAACAGAATCCCCAAAGGCGAGCCAATGGGGATCTTGTTTGATTTAAAGATATCCCTTAACTCTTAGTGCCAAGGAAGTTTAGATAGTTCACCAACAAAAGTTTCACGAACAGTAGTTTCGGCGTCTTCTGCTGTACGAACACCTACATTAATTGCACCGGCAGTACGAACTTGTGATTTAGCAGGAGCTGATGCTGCAGCTTTTACAGGTTTTGTGTTTTCTACAACTGAAGCAAATGCTGTGAATTGATCGTCGTCAAGGCGCATTAGACGATCAACGTCAGACTCAACGGCAGCTTGGCTATTTTCAATTTGACCAAGACTTGCGCGTCTCATTGCAAGAGCAAAAGCTCGCTTCATTCTCATGCCGTAGTTGTGGACAGCAACAGTGCTTGCTTTTTTGGTTGAGAAGTCTTCGGTTAGCTCTTTGTAGAACTTAGCTACTTCCGCGTCTGGTTTGGTGCCAGTTGCAGACTCGCTTGCGAGTTCTGCATAGTATTGTTTAGTTTCTTTATCGACTTCGGCGACTTTGGTTGCTGCAGTTGCAGGAGTTTTTGCTGTTTGTGCTGCGGCTTTAGCAGCATCAGTAACTTTTTTCTTAGCCGCTTGTGCAGCCTCGTTTGCTGCTTTTTCAACTTCAGCTTCTGCCGAGCGTACTAGACGAGCACGTTGTTGTTGACGCGCTGTAAGTTCACCACGAGGAGTTGATTGTGCTACTTCAACATCAGCTTCTTGCGCTTCAGTAACAGTTTCAACTTTGCCTTGTGGTTGGCCTGGGAAAGTAGTTGTGTTTCCACCTTCTGGATGAGCTTCAGCAATCATGTCACCATCAGTAAGATTGTAAAGTTCTGAAGCTAGTTTACGACGAGCTGCGCGGCGAGCCATGATATCTTTCATAGAGGCTTTTTTCTCTTTTTTATCTTGCTCTTCGTGCCACTCTCTGAGAGCTTTAGGCATGTTTTCGTATTTATCTTCCGAATCTTCATCGTCATCTTTAGCTTCTTTATCCATCATCTTGAAAGCATCTTTCATGGCTGCTGCACCAGCAGGGTCCATTTGTTGTGCTTTCTTTTTCATTTCAGGTTTTTTTGCTTTCTTTTTATCATCTTTTTTATGTTTTTTAGCAGCTTGAATTTCAATAAATTCTTCTGCTTCTTCTAGTAGTTTATCAGCATGAGTTAAAGCATAGCGAGTTAATCCACGAAGAGCAGCTGCTTGAGCAGGAGTTTTTGGAGCTGCCATTTCAGCGCCTAGCTCACCAAGTTCGCTACCAGCTTCTGCTAGATCGGTTGCCAGAGCTTCGCCTTCTTCGGAGCCACCTAGATCATCTACAACAGAAACAATTTGAGCAACAGCTTCTTCGATTTGATCAGCAGCTGAGCGAATAGCTTCGGCAGCTTGCATTTCATCAGCTTCATCTGCGGGAGCTTCTGGAGCAGGAGCAGCCTCTGCTGCTGGAGCGGCTGGTGCTGGGGCACCCATATCAGGAGCTGGGACAGCTTGAGCTGTAACAGTTCTACTTGCAGCGTCAATTTCTGCAGCAACTTTAGTTAGTCCGTAACTCTTAATAGCCTTGATAAGATTGATTCCATATGGTTTAGAAGCAAACCACTCAAAGTTTGTAATTGGTTTTTCAGTGTCTAGACCTTCAGCAACTTTGGTTAGATCAGAACCATAAGCTTGGTCAGCTGTAACTGAGAGGACTTTTTCATCGCCGGCAAACACATCCCAGCGATATTCGCCAGTGCTTGCAGCTTTTTCTAGACGTGCACGAAGTTTTGCGCGAAGAAGTTGTTTCTTAACATCTTCATCGGAGCCCATGCCATAACCTGGAGCTAGACCTTCAGAGCCGCTCTCCATACCTTGGCCAACCATGTGTTTGTCTTCTTCCCAATGTTGGTGATAGTCTTTATCAGACATTTCGAAGACTTTGTCTTCTGGCTCGGCTGTACCTTGCATGTAAGCAAGACGTTCAAGAATTTGTTTGCGCCATGCTTTACGTTGTTGTGCACTTGCACGTTGATACATTTTCTTAACATCTTCATCGGAGCCCATGCCATAACCTGGAGCTAGACCTTCAGAGCCGCTCTCCATACCTTGGCCAACCATGTGTTTGTCTTCTTCCCAATGTTGGTGATAGTCTTTATCAGACATTTCGAAGACTTTGTCTTCTGGCTCGGCTGTACCTTGCATGTAAGCCTTTTTGTCCTGCTTCTTCTGGGTCATTTGATTGCCTCCAATTTTAACTTTTTGATCTATTTTTTGATCTAACTGTTTAAGTTGCTGTTCTAATTTTTGAATTCTATCTGAAAGATCTTTAGCATTATCTGCTGTAGATTCGGTGATATCTGTATCGAGACGGTGTTCGAGGTCTTCTACTTCGCTCTCGATTCTATTAATACTGTCTGTAATCAATTGATTTTCTGGTTCTGAAGTCGTTGTTTCGTGATTTTGAGCTTGACGAATTCGATTTAGGGACGCTAAAATGGTTCTAATCTTAGCTCGAGGATCTGCTCCATTTGTAACCATTGAGATCTCAATAAAATTGAGACCGTTGTTTACTTCGTATACCTTTCGATTGCCGGCGCGAGCAATTCCCTTACCACTCTTAACGTGTGTACAGTAATCGTTTTCAGTAATTGCCTTATTGCCACACTCCGAGCAAAGACTGTGGGAAACTTGACATCCCATCGAGACATCGGTAGAATAACCAGCAGTCACTTGCCTAGCTAGTTCTGGATAAGCAACCTTATCTAAAGCAATAAGAAGATCAACACCTTTAGATTTTGGATCGTAAGCGGCGTCAAGAATAATACCACGAATGTTCTCAACTTGACCTGATTTGTGGTCAGTAAAAAGGCCACGGCCAATGAATGTTTGGTAAGCTTGTATTTTACGAGAAGGGTTTTGTGGATCTACTGTCTCGGCGAGTAGTTCGCTTTCAGAAAAAGCGTCGCCATTTTGGTTTATAAATGGTTCTACAGTAGAGGCCTTACACCACATACCGGAAAGAGCTTCACCACGGGTACCTTTAAATAGTTCTACTTCGCAGGTTTTGCATTTGCCATGACCATTGTCATAGGCTATATGACCTATTTTAGGATTGAACTCTCGAGAAACTGGATCAATCGCAGCAGCTTCCATAGCGTGGATGCCACGAGCAACAAAGTATAGAAAATCTTCAGAGCGAGGTGCCACGCGGCGGATCTCGGCGGTTAGAGTTCTGAACCTGTCAGTAATGATCTCTGACTGAAGAGCTCTTTCAGCGGTAAGAATTTTACTTGAATCAACATTAATAGTAGCATTAGCAAACTTCTTTAGCATAAAAACCCCTTAGTCAAATTTAAAGCGTAGTTTATCACCAGCTTTATCAAAAATGCTGTGAGCTACGTCTTTGTATTTTTTATGAGCGTCAAGATACTGTTTTGCGCGATGAGCATGCTCTAGTGCTTTTTGAAAACGCTCTTTAGTTGTTTTATCTGCAAGACGCCATTTCATATTGTTGACGCGGTCTTGAAGATCGTCAATCGATACTTCATCGCATTCAGGCTCTTGTGAAGGCTCTTCTAGGTCAGGATCAACAATCTCGAGATGTTCTTGAGCATCTACTTCTTGTTCTGGTTCCCATGAATCTTCTGATTCAGAATCCCATTCATCTTGATCCACTAATTCATCGTCCCAGGAGTCCCATTCGCCTAGTTGAGCTTGCTTGAGTAAGGATTCTAGGATTTGATCTGCTTCTTTAGCGAGCGTTGGATCTTCTAGATCTAACTTATTGGCAACTTCAACTAGAGAATCCACAACGCTATGTAGATTTGTAGGAGTATCCTGCGATGATGTAGCAATAACTCGAAGACCTTCAGCAGCTAGTATTTTGTTGTAAAAGAAGCTAATTAGAGCGGTAGGTGTACTAACTAGGGCTAGTTCTGCTAGGTTTTGAAGTTTCTTTTTAGGAGAAAATTGATCGGAAGTTTCTATAATAGACTGGACAGCGTCTTTAGCTGTGTTGAACTCTTCTATGGTAGATTTTCTATTTAGACTTTCTACTAAAAGCTGAGTCTCTTTGCGCTTAAGAAGCGCACTCTCAAAAGGATTGTGAGTGTCAGAGTCTTCTTCTGCTTGTTTTGTTAGGTTAGCTAGTCTAGTAGCAACTTTAGGATTCTTATCGGTAAAGTGCTCTATGAGATTAGTTAGATTTAGCTTTGTCGTCATTAGTATCAACCTCTCCTTGTTCTGCCTTTTTAGTTTGTGCTTCTAATGCATTAGAAGCATCTTCAGGGGCAATAACATTAACTGCATTTAGTGTTGCTTTAACAATTTTTTTTAACATAAAAACCTCTTATCTTAAATCAATAAGGCTTGAATGAGCTATTTGTTCAGATGTTGATTGGAGTACATTTGAGAATGTATTCTGCAATGCTCGGGCGCGGCGTACTACTGGATTTAGCTCGGAAAGTCCGCCATCATATTGTCTCTTTAGAGACTCGCACAAAACTACTAAAGGATCGAAGAAGTTGCCTTTATCTACTTTTAGTTTTAAAGGAGTAGGTCGAAATGCTAAAGAGCGTTCTATTTCGTCTTCTTTTCTTTTGAGGGTGCCGCTAAAAGTTTGAAGATCGTCGTTATCTACTTCAGTAGGCTTATTTCGTAGCACTGCCTCAAATACTAGTATAAATTGATCGAAGGCGGAAAGGATTGCTCTTATATTGTCAGTACCAAGATATTCAAATTGAATTAGGTGATCATCATAAAGCTGTTTAAGTTTTTTAAACTTTAAAAATAAAGTTCTTGCTATTGTATATTTTGCATCGAGTGTGGTGTCGGGAGATGGTAATGTGGGAATAGGTGGTGACGGAGCTGGAACTGGAGAAGGAGGAGCTACTTGAGCGTATTTTGATAAAACTCGATCAACAATGTCGGCTTGATGATATAAGCCAAGACGATCTAGTTCATCTGCAATAGATTTGAGTGTATACAAAGAGTTCATCATATGAAATAAAATAATCAATACAACTTTTTTGAGGTTTTATTAAGTAGGAGGAGGTGGAGCTTCTGGTCCAGGAGGAGAAGGCGCTCCCATATCTAAGGGAGGTGGAGCACCGCCGCCCAAATCTAGTGGTGCGCTGGGAGCACCAGCAGCTCCTCCACTACTGTCGGAGGCACCTGAAACATCTTGTGTCTGCTCAATTGAGTCTATCTCTCGCACATCAAGAATTGGTACCTCTGGGGTTAGAGTTTTAAGCTCATTAATATCCATTCGCTGCATTGCTTGAACTTGTTTTTGCAAAATAATCTGGTCGCGGGCCTCAAGAAATTTGCGACGTTGCTCAGTATTATAGTCAGTATCTATGATTTCAAGAAAGGTTTGATCGGAAATTCTACCGGTGCCTGGTTGACCAGCTTGAGCAAGATGATTACCAAGTGCATTAATATAGGTGTCGGTCTCTTTCAGTTGTAGCTTACCCCATTTAACGCGAGGATAAATTAAAGTAGGTTCACCATTTTTAGTAACATAAAAATCTTGAATTTTTGCAATGGGTTCTAAAACTTTGCGTTCTATCCATTTTTTAAGTTGAAGCCTAAAACTATCATAGCGACCTTTTAGAACCTCTAGACCAACTGAGGCGTTTGCATAGGAGCCGTAATCCTGATCAAAAAGAGAAGAAGGAACCATCATACCGATCATTATATTTTTCACAGCAGCTTCTAGATCTGGATTCATGTCTAGGGTTTGGCCAGAGTTGGTTACTTTTTGTACGTCAACCATGCCATGAGTAATGATTTGATACCCTTGATCTGAAACGCTATCTAGCATTTGCTCTTGCCATTGTCTAATATCGTCGTCTGTTGGTTTCCAGTTTCCGGATGCATCGCCTAACTTGATAAGGGTTAGTGGATTAATAAAATTATCTGCCTGTACAAATTTGGCTTCTCTAATTTTATCAAAAAGCATGAGGTCTCTATAGCAAGCTGTGATTAATGAAGTACCGCGGGGATCGTAAGGTGATGAAAGTAGCTTAATATGGCTTATATTAAAGTTTTCGAGAGGGATATCCTCTCCTCGTTGTACATGAAAGATTACTTCGGCTGGTAGCCCCTCTTTGGCTGCGCGATCTTGAGGTAGGTTAGAAGTGATCATACGCTTCAAGGCTTCATCAGGAACAAGAGTAATAATTGGATCCTTAGATAGAAGGCCTGGTTTAACGCGAATGAAGTCGGGGTTGTGAACCAGACCGTATTCCCAAACACCTTGCTCTTGATCAAGTTCGAGATAGGGAAATACCTCTCCAATTTTCCAAAACTCTAAAGCAATCTCATGTAATAGACTATAAAAATCCATTTTTTCTAGCATATCATCAAAAAATTGCTTGATCCTAATATCGGGGCACTCTAATTGAAACTTAGATATTGTGTAGGCTGCGTGTAAATTTACTGCACTACGTACAATTGGATTAGTAGCGTAAAAATTTCTATTCCATGCATTTTGTGTTCTTAAGTCTCGAGGAAAATTTAGATTACTATCTAAATACTGTGGCGAGTAGACTTTGGGTTGTGTTCTGATGACGGATGCGGAAGCGGAGCCCAATGCTGTTCGGCTGTTTTTACTGCCACCTGGGCGGACATCGGTTGTCTTATTAATTGCTGTTTTTTCTAAGCTTGGAGGAAGAGGTAGACCTGTTCTACGACGTGTTTGTGTAGATTTATTGGAAACATTATTTGGATTGTCGTTATTGTCGGCCATTTAATGATCTTTCTACTGCTTCCCTACAATGTGAGTTAATATAACTTTATTAAACTTAACTCTAAAGTCTATATTATTTATTAAGAAATTTAGCTGCTTCAAGAAGATTATCGAAGTTCTTAGTGTAAGAATCTCCAGTAGCCTTATTTTGCACTACAAGTGTGACACGTACTGAGTCGTCTTTTTGAGAGATCATCAATTCCTTAAAGAAGTCGGCGTCATCTAAGCGAACTGAGGTCTGAGAATGTTGTTTAACGAGTTTATTTTCACATGCGGTTAGAGAGTTGGCTGCTTTAACCTTGCCGGACTTGTATAATCTGCTCGCCACTGTGTGAAGTCTAGCTAGGGAGCTGGCATTAATAATTGTTGGCATTTTATTATAAAATTGTTTTACAGCTTCAATTCTTTCAGATCGCGACTTAGAGTGTAATTCATTAAAGGATGGATCTGGAGCAGATAGGGTTTGTAGTAAATTGTCGTAACTTTGAGGGCTTAAGTTTGGAGTATTAATATCTTGAGATGACGATGGAAGAGGAGAAGCGCTAGATGAAGAGTTATTTGTACTCATCCAATCTTTATCTGAAAGATATGTATCAAACGAAGTTAATTCGTTATCAAGTGCTAACCACATATCATCAAAATGCTTGGTCATAGTTCCTATCTCAACTTAAGTTGAAGCCCTGGATAAATAAGATTGGGGCTAGTAAATTTCTTCTGCTTACCTGAACTATCGGTATATGATTTATTCTTATTTAATTCCCATAACTTTTTCCAGGTGGTGTTGTGCTTTTGAGCTATAGTTGATAACATATCGCCTGGTCTTACAGTATAAGAATTAGATTTACTAGGTGTAGCGTTAGGTGTTTGGTAACTACTCGATGAGGAATCTGTGGAGGTAGCAGGAGGCGATACTGGAGTCTGGGAAATAGTAGAAGGTAACTCAGTATTAGGAGTGATTTCTGGAGTTGCCGATGCTTTACTGTCTTCGGTACTATTAGTAATAGGTTGAGTTACTTTCCAGCTAGCTCCAGGAGAGCTTTTATTGTTACCTGCATTAGCGGCGGAACCGCCAGTTCCTGATTGTTCAAATTGAAAATTTTTGAAAAGTTTTTGAGTATCTGAATCTATTTCAAAGCTAGTTGTAATTGACTCAGGAGTAGGCTCTTCATTAGAAGAGTTATTATTGGCGTCTTGTAAGGTTTTATTTAACTGTGTTGCATCCAGTAGGGCTGTGGGATCTACGCCTTTCGTTGGAATGTTAGGAATAGTAGTTACTTTAGGTATAATTGGAGTATTGGGGGCAAAGTTCCTCCACCAACTCTGAGCTGTCTTTGTGAAGTTCCCTTCTACGGTTGCTAAAGCTTTTAGAACCGACAGCCTAGCCTTTGCTATATTCTGAATTGATCGACGAGGACTAATATTTGAAACTTTTTTAGGAGAAGTGGGTGCTGGAGGTGGTGCATCTGTTTCTTGTAGAAGCTTCTTCCTATTAAGATCGTCGGCTTCTCTTAGGAGACGAAGAGCGAGAAATTTGTGAAGCTCAACGTGACGAGGAATAGGCATAGTATAGGTTCCGTTTCCCCATATTTCATGGGGGCCTTTGTCTCGAACCTTAAACCAACCTAATTTGGATAATTCTCTTAAAAAATCACGCTTTTTCACAAGGCACCTTCAACGTTGACATCTTAATACTAATATTACACAATCAATACTTGATAAAAGAGCCTAATAGCTCGAAGAGTCTTTGATCTGAGAGGTCGCATTTATCGTTATTATTGTGAATTTCGATAAATTTAATATCTTTAAGATTGTTATAGAATTGTTGCTTAGCCTTTATTTTATTAGCATACATTTCATTAACACCGCTGTTTTCGCGATCGCCGATGGAACCGAAGACTTCGACTATGGCGATAGGTAGCTCGTTGCTAGTTAACACAAAGTCTGGTACAACATTTGGAAAATCTTTGGATTGTGTTGGTAACTTATCTCCTAGTTTTGGAATTATGTATGGGATACGATATCTATCTAAAAACTTTTTCACTCGAATTTCTTCCGTTGAAAGCTTGAGTCTTGTCTTATCTTGATTATAATAAGCAATGTATTCAGGAGCTATTGTGCAAACAAGTTCGGGATAAGACTTAATTGAGCCATCCTCAATAAATTTCTTAATTACATCTTTGAAGCTTTCTAGCTTACGATTGAGACCTAGTACGTGCCCGTATAAATCATAGTGATTACTCAAAAAAGGAAGTGTTAAGGGAAAATCACATTTGTGTAGTAGATCTAAGATAGATCTTATCTCATCTAAAGACCATGTATGCCTTTTTTTATGGCCAAACTTAACATACTCAAGTGCCTCTTCTAAAGAGTTAATTGGATCAGTTGTGTCTATTGTATTGCTGAGGTCTCGCCTATATCCTACTGAGAGTATTGCTTCAGCAATGGCGTGATCTAGAGATTTAAACCACTCGCGGTGCTTAGGTGCTGAAGGTGGACATACTTTTAAAATTGTAAAGCATAATTGAGTTGGAAGCGAGGACTTATTCATATTGTGTCCTACAAGATATAACTCTTTTAATCTTGCTAGCACATTTTCACGAGACCACTTAAGTCGCTTGAACGATTGTAGTAATTCATCGTTGCGATACATTCTAATTAGTTTTCGTTGAACTTCAGATGGTTTTCTTTGTAGAGTTTTAGCTATAGTTTCCCATAGTTGTTTATGAGATTGATTATGCTCTCTGCCGGTAATAAACATATCTCGAAGAATTTCTTCTTCTTGTTTTGTCCATCTACGGTAAGCATAGTGATAAATCATTATCTTATCCTTCTACGATCACTTCTACTATAGTTAATAGAGTTATTTGAGGAGTGACCTGCACTAGGTCTAGTGGGTAGAATTGATGCGGTCGACAGTAAGGATCTTTTACTGCTAGGGGCAGCAGAGGAGATTTGAGAGTTTGTCATTATAAATCCTTGAGTTTTTACAAACAAAAAAGCAGTATATGCGAATACTAGACTTGCTAGCCCGTCTGTAGGTTTACCTCTTTTTTTCTCGTAGAATTTTTTGATCATACCATTTGCTTCTTTAAGTACAACGTCTATATTAGACATATGCTCGTAAATCCATCCAATCTCTTCTTCAGCTCTAGATGAGTTAGGAAAGCAAAACTTACCTTGCCTTAATAAATCAAAAAACTCTTCGTGTACAGAGTGCTTAGCTGCCGTAATTAGATTTAGATCTTTAGTATAAGTAAAAGTGCGCTTCATGTTACCTGACCATTGGCAGGGTGTGAATCTGTCGACTCCATGATATTTTTCTAATCGCTGCCATTGTGCTTCGCCAGCACCGCGGTCAGCTACTATCTTAAGCACATTAAACTTACGAGCAAGATCATTAACAACCTGTATTTGTTCATCAATGTCTTTCATGGTTAGTCTAATGGCGTGCTCTAGCTTTAGTTGACCTGTGGGTAGGTGAGATAAAATAGTTATAACTGTATAAGAACCTTGGCCACTGTCTTCATCTCCAGAAACTCGAAGACCCCAGTCAATTCCCATGAAAGTTTTTTTATCTTTAATGAAGGCAGGTAGATCCCATTCACCCGTAGGGGGGTTTTCAGTTACAAGTTTTTGTATTTGTGCTGCTGTGAGTACATCTTCCTGAGCAGAATAGAACTTACCTAAGCACTCATTATAGAATTCGCGAGGTGGATCGTTTAGTCGCTTGTGATCTACAACTTCTCGCGTGATAATTGCGCTTAAATACTGAGGAACATAAAAGCCTACAAAATCATATGGAGCATCTACTGGTAGTGTGGATGCCCATTTACCGTTTTTCATGGCATCGCTTTTCTTATCCATAATTTTTTGGCAGCCTTGGCCGTGCTGATCTAAGCACTTTATTAAGGTACCTTGAATTAAGTTGGTAAACACCTCTGTTCTAGTTATTACTTCGTAGAATAATGGAAAATAATGACCGCAGTGAATACATTTAAAATGATATTCTTGCTTGTTGGATTTATTCCAAATATCTTGAAAGAGGCTTCCTTCTTCTAGAGGCGTACCAAATACAAGGTGAGGAATTTGTCGACCATGGTCTACATAGCCAAAGTGTGTGTTGGCGGCGGCATCAAGACTTACCTTATAGGCTGATCTGGTTGTTTCGCCAAACTCATCGTAGATTGGTAGTCCACTAATTGACATACCACGAACCCTACGAGCATCGGTACTAACACCTTCTATATAAGCAGTATTGGAGTTTTGAAAATCTTTTTGAGCCTGGCTTTGAGTTCCTGCCTTATTGAGGAATTCGCGGGGAAGACGACCGTTGTTGATTGAGTCTTCGATCATTTCAATAAAGCGCTTACTGCTGTGACGACGAGCGTGACCAACATCTGGAAAGAAGTGAGCAAATGCTTTGTGTTTTTCTGCGTACATAAAATATAACATTAAAGCTGCGGTAGTGGTACTCATACCTACCTGACGACCCTTTAGTACTACTACTGGCTTAGCATTTTGAGAGTAAGGAAGTACATGAGCAGCATAGCGCATAATGTCGGCGACAAATTCCCGACCATTACCGGTTACTTTCATTGGTTGGCCTTCTAGAATGAGGCATTGTTCAACAAATTGAACTACGTCGAGCGCATTGAAGAAGTCTTCAAAAAAGTTGATCTTACTCATGGTGGTCCTATAAATTTGTGCATACAATATCTGTAGGAGAAAATATAATCAATATTAAAGTCTAATCCGTTAAATTGTGGAGAGTATAATAATAAAAAACCTAGCCTTGAGCTAGGTTTTTTATTATTATGTATGTTAAGTATCTTATTTGCTGACTTTTGCTAGCATTTCACCACAAGTTGGACAGGCCACTGTGACAGGACTTTTTAGAACGTTTTTGATAGGGGCCATTTTACCACAACCGGAGCAAGGATAAGACCTAAATTGCTGTGCTACTTTTTTTTAAAGACTTTACTTCTGCTGTAATTACAGCGTCAATTTCATTAGCTTCTTCTGTAGCGCCTTCTAAGTCTAGTTCGTTGGCGATTTTAACCAACTCTTTTAAGAGTGCTACTGTTTTATGTTCACGTGTTGAAGCTGTGGCGAGTAGATCTTCTAGAGAAAGGTCTTTGTGGTCAGCATCTTCGTGGTGATCGTGATCTTCGTGGTGATCGTGATCTTCGTGGTGATCGTGGTCGTGATCTTCATCATCGCTATGCATATCTGCAAGAAGATCCTCAAGTGAGTCGGTAGCAGCGTGATCTCCATGATCTTCATCGCAACCTTCGCCGTGCATTGAACAGCTTGCCATCATAGAAGCGTCGCCTTCTTTATCCATCATCATGGAGGCGCCGTCAGAATCTTCTTCACCTTCTTTATCCATCATCTTGAAAGCATCTTTCATGGCTGCTGCACCAGCAGGGTCCATTTGTTGTGCTTTTTTAGCAAAAGGTTTTACAGTTGAAGCAGCCTTGCCAGTGGGAGCTTTGTGGGCTACTTCAAGCATGGCTTCATGCTTATCTTCTAGACCTTCAACAGTTCCGTCACCTTGAACAGGAGCTGGCTTTGTGGTATACAAAGCTTTTGAATCTCCGCCGCCAACAATGGAGCCACCACCGGATGCAACACCCATGGTTTGGGTTGAAGGGCTTAGTGCTTGTGCTTGCTTATTTTGTTTTACATTTTCAAGCTCAGCCATAACTTCACGAGCAAGCTCGCTTTGCATGAAAGAATCCCATACTTTACTCATTATTGATGCTCCTTTGCAAGGGTAGAATATGTTTTATATAGTACAATCAAAAGATTGACTCAATCTAGGTAAAAAATCAATACATCATTTATAAAAATTTCTTCACTCTAACTCTAGGATATGTAACTCCGGAAGTAGGTCTAATGAAGTAGTTATGTTTAGGAAAAACCTCTCCGTTTATTGGGCGCTCTTGACGAAGAGCCAGATATCTGTTGGAGGCACCTTGGATATCGTAGTAATCTCCATAACCTCCAGAAGAGGTAGTGATCTGGCCAGATTTAGCAGTCCCTGAGATATATTGTAAGGCTTGTGTAGGCGTCATATTAGGATATATTTCAAGAGCACATGCTAAAATACCACAAACCTGTGGGGAAGCCATACTAGTTCCAGAAAATTTATTAATTTTATAACTAGAATTACGTGAATCGGCGATTCCAGTAGTATTAACGCTACTCATAATGCTACTACCTGGAGCAAATATATCAACTCGAGGACCGCTGTTGCTGTAGGTTGCTTTTGAATCATTGGCTAATGTACCAATTGCTCCAACACAGATTACGTTTGGCGCTCGGCCTGGAGTTGATCCGCGATGATAATAATGATAATAGCTAGAAGTAAATATTCTATTGTTGTAGTCTTGGCCCCCATTTATATCTATTTTCATAGAATCATTAGAAGCTGCGCCCACAAATATTATTCCTTCGCTGATTGCGTCTTGCACATCAACTTCAAATGCGGTATAAACGGCGGGGACAAAGAAGTTATCAGTACCGCCAACATTAGTAACATTAATGCCATAAGTATTTCTTAGTGTATTTGCCGTAAAAGGTCCGTAGTACGTTGTACCTCTCCAAATGATAGCGGAAATAGCAGAAATGGGATTCTGAATACCGTAACCCCAGCTATGATTTGTTATTGTAGGATTTTTACGACCTGTTGCAGCATTAATAGCTTTATTACGATGAAATTCGCGTATATAATCAATAAGATAGAGAGTATCAAAACTATTTGGATTTGTTGCGTAAGGATTAATATTGTATATATTAGCCTGCCTAGCCCAACCTTGAGTGTTACCAGCAACTGTGCCTGCTACATGGGCACCATGATTATTATCTGCTTCCTGTTCAGGATCACCTCCTCCATCGTAGGGTGTGTAAGTATAGGTAGAGCTAGGATTACTAGGCCAAACATTATTATTATGCTGAAACCAGTTGTACTGTACTACTCGAGATCCACCAGTACCATCAGAATTTAAAGCATATTCAGGATGTAGAGGATCAAAATGACCATCTACAATCACTACATCCACATTGCGGCCTTCAGCGTTAACAATAATAGATCCGCTTTGATTTATTGTTGCGTCTGAGCCCCAATTTACTCTTTGCGTACCTTCTACACATCTTAAAAGTCCCCAGTTGGAATATAGATTGGATAAAAGGGACGATTTGTTCCAGGTTGAGATTTGCTGAAATAATGGTCTGGGATTCAGTCCTAGTCCTTCTGGTGTTAACTCTACGGCGAGGACTCGAGGATCACTACGTAACTGATCAGCTTCTTGATCAGTAAGGAAATAATGTGTATTTCTACTTATTGGTCTTCTTTGAGTTAAAATGACTTTGCGATTTGGAATATAAAGATCGCCGCCTGGCGTCTCCATATCATCGTAAAAGCTCTCCAAATCTTCAAAATTATGTAGAGTAACGATATATTCATTAAGAGTAGTCATTTAAGTCTCCAGTTGCAATAGCGTAAGTGTCACAGTTATTGCTTGTGTAGAGCCGCTCTTATTCATAACCTTTAAGTAAATATTAGTCGATGGAGTGTTATCGTTATTAAATCCTATAACTGTTGGTGTAATTAGAATAGTCTGGGAACCAGTGGTAATTACTTCAGCAAGCACACCAGAACCTGGAGCTGGATCTGCTGTTTCAATCCTAGATGCATCGCTTGCTCTAGAGATAGTATCTGTATAGATTACTACCCACGCTGCTGCAGATGTTTGTACTTTAAGTAAAGAGTAAGATTTAAAACCGGTAATAGTAATATTATCCGATTGACCATTACTAATGGAGGCTGTAGTGGCTGAAGTTGTAGCTCGAGAACTTAAACCTAAGCCATTTGGCTTATTAATTAAATCTTCATAGTCACCAGAAGTCGCGACACTAGCTAGGCTAGCGGTACTGGCGTAGCCATCTAGATTAGGTTTATTGCTGAGATCATCATAACTACCTGTTGTTGCTACTGTAGCTAGGCTTGAAGAGAGTGCATAACCATCTAATTGAGGAGGGGTATAGGTAAATACTCCAAGATTATTGTAAGATAATGAGCCGCCATTGTTTGGAATAGAAGCAGTAGTAGCGCTAAGATCAGTAAATGATAGTCCTGCACCAGAACCACTTATTGTGGCAAAAGAGAAGTTGCCAGCACCATTTGTAACAAGAGCTTGACCTGGAGAGCCATCTAAAATTCCTAAATTAAGCAATGAAGAAGGAATTGTAGGTTTATTGGCTAGATCGCTGTAACTACCTGTTGTTGCAACTGTAGCTAGACTTGAAGAAAGTGCATAACCATCTAGGCTAGGCTTATTGGCTAGATCACTGTAGCTACCTGTTGTTGCAACTGTAGCTAGGCTTGCTGCGAGTGCATATCCATCTAGGCTAGGTTTATTGGCTAGATCACTGTAACTACCTGTTGTTGCAACTGTAGCTAGGCTTGAAGAGAGAGAAGTTAGGCTAGTAGTAGTTGCGTAACCATCTAGACTAGGCTTATTGGCTAGATCACTGTAGCTACCTGTTGTTGCAACTGTAGCTAGGCTTGCTGTGAGTGCATATCCATCTAGGCTAGGTTTATTGGCTAGATCACTGTAACTACCTGTTGTTGCAACTGTAGCTAGGCTTGAAGAGAGAGAAGTTAAGCTAGTAGTAGTTGCATAACCATCTAGTACACTGTTAATTAGCGCTACTTGAGCCAATCCAGTGACGGTGGCATTTGTAAAGTCAACACTAACAGGAGCTCCTGAAGAGCCAAAAATAAACGCTCCTTGCATGAAGGTTGTTTTAATGCTACCTACACTATTAAAGGTAATGTGTGTCGATAAAGTACCTGATCCGTTGTCTGATATGATGTTTGAAGAGTTGCCAATTGGTCCAATGAAGTTGGTTGTACGAAGACTACCGGCGGATCCAGAACCAATTGTTAGAGTATTTGTGCTAGCTCTGTACGATAGATCTACTTCCGCTCTAAGAAGTTGAGCAGTATCTACATTTTCGACAAAAGTTAGGTAGGTAGTAAGACCAGTAGCTCCTGCTATATCTATGCTGGTAGCGGTAGTGCTAGAACTGCTGAGTGCTGTAAAGGAGAAATTTCCATTGCCGTCAGTTGTTAGTATGTCTCCGGCGTTGCCATCTTGAATTCCTAAGTCAGTAAGAGTGTCAGGAATTTGACTACTGGAAGAGAATACTAAACTATGAACACCATTTTGTCCTGCTTCGCTTCTAAACCGAAGAGCATTAGAATCTGGATTATAGCTCAATCCTCCAACATCTGGAGGATCGCCGTAAGGATCAAATACTACGCCTGAGCGGAGTTTTAGGAAGTTACGAGCGGAAACTAGTGTTTCTGTAGTAGTGATCTCTATTTGATTATAAGCAAACCTATTTCCAGCCTCGTCCTTAGCTACGACATTGAAGTAGTAAGTTGTATCGTTGGTTAATCCGTAGATAATTCTATAAGCCTTGCTAGCATCTGAAGGATCGGTAAATCCTTCACCTTCCGCATCGTGATAGTCTTGTCCGTTGGGCCATTGTATTAGTTCAGACGTGCCTAGAGCAATAGAGTTATCTATTGCTGGTAGCTCGGAAAGGTTACTAGCGTCTGTCGAGCGGTAGATAGCATATCTTAATGTAGATTGAGCTGAAAAATCGTCAGTGGATTTATTCCATCTTAAGATAAACCCAGAACTTGTTATGCTAAATGCTTCTAAGTCAGCTGGTAGCGCTGATGGTGCGGTTACGTCTAGAGTTGCTTTAGTTAGTTGGTTGTAGAGGGTTCTATTTCCAGCTGCGTCGCGAACAACAATGTTAAAGCGGTATAATGTTGAACTATTTAAGTTTATTACTGTACCAGTACTTGTTCCAGTAAAGGTTCCACCATAAGTACCATAAGCATCAACTTGTTGTAAGGTATTTAGATTTGGATTAAGTGAATAGTAAGCGTCGTACTGCAAATTGGATTGTGGGGTACCGGCAGTTTTAGGATCTTGAGCTTCAGTCCAGTTGAGTGTAATGCTAGTGCTTAGTACTGGAGTTGCTAAAAGTGTTTTATTAACTGCTACTGGTGGAGTGATATCTAAAGTAGCTTGAGTTGCTTTAGCATAAACAGCCTTATTACCTGTTTGGTCAAGTGCAATAACATTAAAATAATATATTGTAGAATCATCAAGGCTGGTTTTTGTAGCGCTTACGCTTGAGCTAGCCAATGAAAGACTCATTTTCAGATCATACTGTGAGAGTGAACTTCCGTAATATAGGGCTGTACCTTTTACGTAAGAAGACGTAATAAGATGACAATATAAAGAAGAAGGCTGAGCAAGAGTGCCTATTAGTACGGGAACAATAGCGACTAGGTTATTTGTAAGTAATATTGGAGTTGAGAAGTTAAATATTACTGGTGAACTAGTTGAGCCTCCGCTTACTAGAGATGAAATTAGCACTGTATCACTCCAGCCTAGAAACTGCGTAGGATCTGGAAGACCGTTTATGTCTGTTCCAAATACTCTCAATTGAAGTGCTGCAAGTGGATAAGAATTTGTATAATTAGTATCGTAAAGACATAATATATAGGCAGTAATGCTTTGTAGACTACCTGTTTCTTGCACTTGTTGAGCTACAGCATAAGCGATACTGGGATGGTTCGGTGGTGGATTAAGAGTAACACCATAGTATCCGGTACCTGGGCCATTTATATCTACAGTAACGAGATCTGAGCCTGATGTGGTTGCAAAAAGTGTTCCATTGCTTTCTATATCAGATGCAGTGTTAAGATTGGTGTCTGTGGAATAGTAAGCTTTATATGTTAAGTTAGATGATGAGGCTAGATTGTCTGTAGCTATAGGCCAAGTGATAGTAATACTAGAAGAGGTGATGCTAGAAGTAGTAATAGTAGAGTCAGTAACTACGGGCGGTGTTATATCTGTAACTTCACCTATTGCACTATAAACTGCTTTATTTCCAATTGGATCTTTTACAACTACGTTGTAGTAGTGGTATCCATCTGGAATATTAATAACATTAATTGAGTTAATATCTGCAATAAAGTCGTGTGGTAAACCACTTGGAGCAGTAGGAACAGGTGTGCCAGCCTCTACAGCTGAGACGGTGTTAAATACAGGCGAGGAAGAGTAATACACTTTATATTCTAATTCAGCCTGAGTAAAACAATTATCTGTAGCTTTAGTCCAAGCAAGTGTTAGATTACTACCAACTGCATTTGTGATAGTTAAAGTTGAGTTGGATCTAGATGGTGGTGTTACGTCAATTACTTGGCTGTATTGGATATAAGAAGCTTTATTATTCAAAACATCTCTAGCAATAATATTAAAATAATATAGGGTTTCTGTAAGACCAGTAATAGTACCTGTAGAGGTGGTGAAAGTGCCCTTGTAGGTACCGTTTGCTAAAATGTCAGGTACGGTTGCGATGTTGTTATTTAGTGAGCAGTAAGCATCATATGTTATTGGGGAAGAGAGAGTATCAGTAGCATCCGACCAATCAAGTGTTATGCTAGTGCTAGTCATTCCAGTGTAGATGATATTACCATCTGAAATATTTGGTATTGTATTATCATACACAAAAGCAAACGAAGTACTTAAATTCGCAAAATCTACAGAGCTTACGGTTGTTTTTGCCACATTGGCTGGAATTTCAACTAGCACTGCTCCGTTGCTTGTCGGGGAGACTTGGAACGAGTAGGAAGTGCCACTGACTTGACTGAAAGAACTAGAAACAAGAGACCCATTGGATATATTTAAGCTGTTTGCATTAAATTGTGTTTCTGCATAGCTGCTAGCATCTAAACTAACAAAATTCTTTCGAGGTGAGCCGTTAAAGAGGTCAAAGCTGCCGCCAATGAAAATTTTATTGTTTATACTATCTATAGATACAGTAGTAGCAGTGCCAGGAACTAGGCTTGGAGCTGGAGGACCAGAGAAAGAAGGACTACTGAAGCCAGTTCCGATGTTAAAAGATGTATCGATGGCGGCATTGGTAGCATCAATTCTTACTAAACCGTTGATAGTGGAACCGTTGTAAGAGCTAAAGTAGCCGCCGACGTAAAGTTTTCCGTTGGTAGAGTCTAAGGTTAAAGAGCTGGCGGTGCTATTTGGACCTGCTCCTACGTTAAAATTAACATCATATGAGGCATCTGCAGTATCTAAGCAAATTAGTCTGTTGCTTGTGATACTAGGTAGTACGACGGTATAGTTCCATATATTTGTCTCTTCTGCGGTGGCGTAGAGCTTAGTTCCGTCTGCATTTAGAGTAATTGAAGACCATGGTCTTTGACCAAGAGTGGTCTGTTGTGTCCAGGTGCTTCCTGCATTGGTAGAAGTATAAATATAGCCATCATAATCAGCGGCAGCTAGCCTGTCCCCATTTGCACTAGAAGATACAGACTCCCAGTGCCTTTGACCAGCGGAGGTTCTCTGAATCCATGTAACTCCTTGGTTTGTTGAGGTGTATATGTAGTCGTTGTTATCTAAAAGATCTAGAGCGGACGCTACAATGTTATTACCAAATGCATCGCTAGCAACCGATCTCCAATGTTTTTGACCTGCAGAGATTCTTTGATTCCATGTTGTTCCTAGATCGCTAGAAACATAAATGTAACCATCAGTAGAGGATGTTGCTGCTATGAGTTGATTTCCAGCTGCGGTCAAAACCATAGATGCCCAAGGCTTTAAGTTAGATGTTTTTTCTATCCAGGTGGCACCAAAGTTTGTAGATACGCAAATAGCTCCAATGCTAGAGTCAGCTGCTATTATAGTCGAGCCTACGCTATCTGTTGTTATAGATGTCCATTGTCTTGGGGTTAGTGGATTACTATTTATTGCGGTGGATATTTCTGACCACGTGGCTCCAGAGTTTGTAGAAATGTGAATATTACCTGTAGGAACAGCAGCAAGAATATTGCCATCAAAATTAGAAGTAACACGGTACCAGGACTTTAATCCAGCAGCAGTTCTTTGTATCCATGTAGCTCCTGAATCTGCAGAGGTATAGAGATACGTATCAAGTTCAAGTCCAGTACCACCAACTGAGGCTAGAAGATTTATTCCATTTGAACTAGCAATAGAGGTCCAGTATCTTGATCCAGATGAGATTAGTTCGGTAGATGTTTCAGTGATTGTCCCTTTTCCGTAAGTTGTAAAGTTTCCTCCTACATATAGCTTTTGTGTAGAGGGATTTAAAGCTAAAGAATGAACCTGTGCGCTACCAAAGCCATTCATAGTATCGAATGAAGATACTGGAGTTCCAATATTTGGAGATGCGGTATTTAAGCAAATGAGCTGGTTAAAAATATCTTCATTGTATTTTGTGAAAGAACCGCCTACATAAAGCTTAGCGTCTACATTATCAAATGCTAACGCTCTAACAGAGTTATTTAGTCCGGTTCCTAACGAGAAAGAGCTATTGGAACCATCGGTTGTATCTATACACGCTAGCTTGGGGGTTGATATTGCTTTATAGGTATTAAATTCACCGCCGACATATAGCTTATTATTGGTAGTATCTAAGGCTAAAGCAAAAGTTGAGCTATCAAAACCGGATCCTACCACAAAGGAAGTTATGATGCCACCATCAATGGTGCTTATACAGGCGATACGATTGCAAGCGAAGTTATTGTACGTTGTAAAGGCTCCAGCAACGTATAGTTTTTGAGAATTGGAATCTATAGCTAAAGCGTGTACGTTGCTTGAAAAACCTATACCTGTAGGAAATGATAGATCTAGTTCGCCGGTAGTTTTTTTAAATCTAGCTATCCGATTGCAATTATGAGTTGTTGTGAAAGAGGTAATAGAGGTAAATCCACCCGCAACATAAATATAACTATCATCTTGTGTGGAGCAAGTAACAGCACCATTGAAGGTGTAAGAGCCTACAACCGGACTTGAGAAAGTAGCAGTAAAAGGAACGTTAGCAAGAGAGGTTCCATACCCATCAGGATGTTGAGATACTACTGACGATGCTAGGGTGACGCCTAGATTGTAGTTAAAACTATAAGTATTGGAAGCAAGATTGCTGGTGTTGACTAAGTTTTGACTTGTTGCAGAAGAGATCTGAGCGTTAACTATGCCTAGAGTAGTTGGCGCTACCGTGATAGAATATCTAGATGGAGTTATTGCGGTAAAGTTTATAATTTTGCCGTTGGTTAGATTTAATAAATTAGTTGATTTTGAATAATTCACCTCAGAGGCGTTTGATGGTAGCAAACAAGCAACAGTACCGAGAGTAATTTGTTGGTAGGTTAAAAAATCTCCACCTACGTAGAGCTTACCGTTAGTTGAGTCTAGGGCTAGAGATCGAACAGTGCTATTAAATCCGGTTCCTATGGCAAATGTAGCTGTATCATCGCTAGCATCTATAGTATTAAGTCTAACTAGACGGTTTCTTGTGTTTCCTTGGTAGGTGGCAAATTGTCCACCTAC